TCCGTCTTTCTTAATAATTGTTAATGACATAGTTTTATTTTTTAAAAATCCTCATCAAATGAGATAGCCTCGTTTAATTTCGCCTTTTGATACTCAATAGTTCTACTTTCAAAGAAATTACCTTTTGTTTCCACGGCAATTTGTTCCATAAACTTGAATGGTTGTTCTACATTAAAGTGTTTTTTACATCCAAGTTTCATTAATAGTTGGTCAACAACAAACTCCAAATATTGTTTCATTAAGTTTTGATTCATACCAATTAGCGATACAGGTAATGACTCAGTAATGAACTCCTTTTCAATTTCAAGTGCTGATAATAAAATTTCTTTAATTCGTTTTTCGGAGATTTTATCGTCAATGTGTTTGTTGAACAAATTGATAGCGAAATCACAATGTAGGTTTTCGTCCTTAAAAATCAAGGCATTTGCGTTACATAATCCTTGCATAATACCTCTTGATTTCATCCAAAATATAGAACAAAATGAACCTGAGAAAAATATACCCTCAACCGCAGCAAATGCTACCAATCTTTCTTGGAAAGATGCATTATTGATCCAATCTAAAGCCCATTTAGCCTTTTTCTGAACTGCCGGTAGAGTTTCAATCGCTCTGAAACATTCAAGTTTTTCGTCGTGATTTGAGATGTATGTATCAATCAATAACGAATACATTAGTGAGTGTATGTTCTCCATCGCCAACTGCATTCCGTAGAAGAATTTAGCCTCAGGATACTGAACTTCTCTGTAGAAATTTTCCGCCAAGTTTTCATTAACGATACCATCAGAAGCCGCGAAAAACGATAATATGTTTTTTATGAAGTATTTTTCGTTATCCGATAATGATTCCCAATCACGGATATCACCACTTAAATCAATTTCTTCTGCCGTCCAAATAGCCGCTTGGTGTTGTTTATAAAATTCCCAAATATCATCGTGTTCAATTGGGAAGATAACAAATCGGTGCGGGTTTGGTTGTAATATTTTTTCCATAATTAATTTACTTTTTGTTGTTCTTTTTGTTTTCTTTTATCCATTAACTCATTAATCCTTTTTCTATTGTTCTCCTCTTTTTGTTCTTCGTGACCTAAGAATGTAACAGAACTTTCGGTGTCAATCTCCAACATACCGTTGTCAAACTTACAATTTTCAAAGACGATTCCATCATCCCCGATTCTTGATTTTGTAATGGCTATTGTTGCTAATTTCATCTCTTTTTGTGTTAGTGACTTAGCAACAGATATAATAACGTGACCAACTTGAGCCTTCTTAATTGACCCACCCATTTGGTCTGTCGTAACAACCTCAGATGAAATTGACGAACGATTACCTTGTGTTGCCGTCCAACCAACTAAATCCAATTCGTGACACATTGATTCAAATCCTCTCATTACAGACCCTTCACTTTTCCACTCATCTTGGTGTGAATTGTTTTCAGGTAAAACACAATCAATATAATCTAATAATATCATATCAACCTTTTGTCCATCAGCAATCATTTTTCTAACTCTATTTTTAATCTGATTCATTGTTAAAGAATCCGATGATTCTTTTTGAAGAATCAATTTGTTAGACATATTATTTTCAATTTCCTTAACCTTAGTAATAACCTCTTCTTTTCTAAGTGATAAATCGTCAGGGTGAATCTTAGTCCATAGTGTGAAGTGTTTTCTTTGGATAATCTTTGGGTTGTCCTCAAAGAATATTTGTAAAACATTATTACCTAAATTGAATGCGTGGTTCGCAATCTTTGTAAGTAGGGTACTCTTACCGACACCTGTTGGTGCTAAAATTACCCCAATCTCACCTCTTGCTAATCCACCCTTTAATAGTTTGTCAATTCCCGGTATTCCCATTGGGATGGGGTGTCTGTAATCCTCATTTAGAACGTCATCTAAATTAGAGAATACATCCATTACACCACCTTCAACTTCACCTACTTGTAGTGCTCCTCTGAATAACTCTTCAATGGAATCGTAACTCTCAAATTCACCTCCGTCAATTATCTTTTGTGCCTTAACCATCGCCTTTTGAACCTCCTGTTGTTTACAGAATTTCAAGGCCTTTTCTTGAACGAAATCACCACCTTCAAATGGAGCATCTTGGACTTTCTTAATCGTGTCTATTACAACCTTAGCAACCACTTCTTGGGGTAGTTCTGAACGTGTAATTTGGTTTAATGTTTCAAATGAAGGTGTGTTCTGGTATTTTGAATAGTACTCCTTGACCATCTGTATGATGATTTTAAAGTATTTATTCTCAAAATAGTTGGGTTCTATTACATCAATAATTGAATGGGCGAATAGTTTATCTACCACAATCTGATTTAATAATTGTATCTGAAATGATTGTCCTAAATAATCAAAATTTTTCTCTGTCGCCATAATTAATTTGTTAATGTATTGAATAAATATTACCCTTCTAAGTTATAATCCATATATTCGTAACTTAAATTTTCTTCCGAAAAAATCTCGGTTAGAGAGTTCAATAGACCCTTTAATTGGGGGCGAACATCTACTGTGTATCGCACTTTTGGTGGATAAACCTTCGCATCAAGGTAACGATTATACAAGATTGTCTCTCCATTTTTAATCGTTAGTGTGAACTTCTCAGGTCCATCAGTAATTGACGTTTCCATAACCATTGGATTCTCATAGATTTCAAACTGATTCTCCATCATATACACAACAGATTTAGTTCTCAATCGGTCTTTGAATTCTCTAACGAAGTAACTAATGTACTCGTGTAACTCCATAGAGTTCTTTGCTTTGGGGTTATACCCTTTCACGTTAAAAAATCGTTGTACGATGATGTTTTCGTTCACTTTCAATAGGAACTCAAGTTTGGTTGATTCTTGCTCTTTCATAATTTAATTTATTTAATATTTGTTACTTTGTTTTTGGTTTTACAATTTCATCGATTATTCCGTATTCTAAACTTTCTTCCGCTGACAACCATAGGTCACGACTTGCGTCTTCCATTACTTGTTTAGCATCTTTACCACAATACCCACCCAAAAGTTCAAAAAGGATGTTGTTTGTTTTTTCCCACTCAACCATTGAGATACGAGCGTCTTGGATATTACCTTCTAAACCACCACTTGATTGGTGTAACATAGTTCGTGAGAATCTCAATGATGATCTCATACCTTTTGTTCCTGCCCCCAACAATACTGACCCCATTGATGCCGCCATCCCTGTGTTGATTGTAGCGATTGGTGCGGTGATATATTCCATAACATCAACCATACTCAATCCCGCCTTAACAGACCCGCCAGGTGAGTCAATGTGCATTGTAATTGGTTTCTTTGGGTCTTGTTGGTCTAAGAATAAAAGTTGTGCTTGAACGATTGTTGACATATGGTCATTAACCGTTCCTGCCACCCAAAGAATACGATCCATCATCAATCTTGAAAAGATATCAATTTGTGTTGCTCGTAACTCTCGTTCCTCCAAAATATATGGAGTCATACTACTTTTAACTCCTGATTGGAATTTTTGGTATTGGTGTAATGTGTTTGAACCGATACCTTTACCTTTAATGGCGTATTTTTCAAATTCTGTCATACTATTTTTTTTCGTTTTTAAATTTTTGTTTTTCTTTTCTCGTTAGTTTCATTATTGGTCTTAGGAACTCAACCCAAGCGTCGTCTTTCTTTGGTAGATATTTAAATATACCATCTTCATTCATCATCTTGATTAAGTTCTTGTAACCCCTTCCGTCGGGGTCTAATGACTCTCTATAGAATTCCTCTACGATCGTCTTTCCCTCGTCAGTAATGAGGGGTTTAGATAGGTCTATTATCTTTTCATTGACTTGGAAGTATTCGTTACCATAAACTCCTCTTTTTGTTCTACCACTTAATAGATTTTTTAAAACTGCGTTGTCCTTATCTTCGGTTAAAAGCCTTTCAGCCTTTTCCAAAATATCGGTAAAGGAAGTTGGATTTTCAAGTATCTCAGGAAATAATTTAACTAATGTTTTCTCACCAAGGTAGTATATACCATCAATATTATCTGAAGAATCTCCAGTTAAGATTTTACAAGTTTTGATATTGTAATGGGGAAACTCTATGTCTTTATTTTTAATCATATCTCCGAACTTGTGTATCTTCTTTGTGGAAGGCGAATATACACAAATATTTTCAGATATCAGTTGTGTTAAGTCCCGATCTGATGAAAAAATTACTTTATTTTCATCAGGTGATATTTGACAATAGTAAGCGATTAAGTCATCTGACTCATTATCATTCATCTCAACTTGACGAACAAACATCTCCTCAAGATATTGTTTAACACGCTGCTTTTGGTAGTTAAACGAATTCTCCTTTAACTCATCGGGTTCAGGTCTATGTTCTTTGTATTGGGGGTATAGTAATTTCCTAACAGATGAGTTGTTCTCACCATCCCAGAACACAACCACCTTATCAAGGTTATGTCTCTCAATGAATTTGCCAATAGTGTTGAGGAAATGATATATTCCCCCAATATGTTGACCTTTATGGTAGAAGTCCTTTACTCCGTGGAATCCTATTTTCATTAAATTGGTTCCGTCAATTAAAAGTGTTTTTATCACTTAATTATTTTTAAATTGTTTGTAAAAAAATTTTGTTACTCTTTTTTAAATTTCTATCCTCAAATTTTATTTTATATCTATCAATCCAAACTATTTCCCCTTTTTGATATAATAAAAGCATCTCATCATCAGACATTTTCGGTACTTCCCTTAATTTGTAAATTAAACCATTTTTTTCACAGAACTCTTCCGCAGCCTTTTTTTTACTTATAATTAAATCGGTTTTCCACAATTTTTTTGGTTTACATTCAATCATATACTTATCATTTACTATAAAATCAGGGAAATAATTTTTTATGACATTATTGTGTTTATATTCAATTTTAAATATATTAGATTCCCCAGTAACCCATTTTAAATTATTTTTTTCTATTACATTAACCATATAAGATAATTCTAATAAACTTCTAAAATACCATCCATTATACCACCCTGACCAACCATTTCCAGACCCAAAAGGTGGGGTCTTACCGAACCAATAATTTTTTTCACCTTTTACGGATTTTTTTAATGAACATTCTTTATTCATTTTATCAGCGATTTCAACCCCATATTTTTCAACCCATATTTTATAATAAGAATTTCCTTTCATTGGGGAGTTACTTTTCATCCAATTACTTAAATATTCTCTATACTCTTTGGTTCTTATTTTTTCATAGTATTTTTTTCTATACTCACTATTGTTTGAGGTGTCAACCATTTTTTTCATAGATTCTTTAGAATGTTTCTTATTGAAAAAGGGGTTTCTATCCCCTTTTTTTAAACAAGAAGAACATACTCCAAAATTTTTACTTCTTTTAATTGAAGTTTTATATGTGGATAACTCCTTATAATTAATTATATTATCACATTCGTGACATTTAATAAAACAAGAAGTTTTACATCCAATAGTTTCGTTACAGTTAAACATATATTATATAAATATTAATAAATCAAGTAAAAGAACGTCCTATTAACATTTTTTTATCAGAAACCTTCTTCTTCGGTCTCATCTAAAGTAATTTCACCTGTTCCATTAAGCATAGCATTCCAATAACCTGAGTATTCTTTTTTATATTTATCCAACGCCTCTTTTGTATCTGAAATATAACCTTGTGGAACGGCAATTATTTTACCGTCCTTAAATGCTACCCCCGTTACGTGATTTTTTAATATTGAAATCTTTGTTCTTGTCGCATATGATATTGTCCTACCATTTTTAGTGGCGGTAATATGACTAACGCCAGAACTTTTTTGATTACCAAATAAGAATACTAATGACGATGCTAAAAATAACGCTTGACCACCTTTAGGTTGTATAGTCGCTTGTCCAAAAGGGTTATCGGGAAGTTGTACCCAAGGTTGTACGATTACAGACATAGTATTTATGTATGGGTAATCTTCTTTTTTTGACTTTGATATTCTTGAATGTATCCCTCTACCTATTTTATCTGCTAAGACTCTCGCGTCATGCATGGTGCCGCCTCCGCCGTCAAAAGTTTGTTTACAAGGAATTGAACCAATAGAATCAATAAAAAATGATAAATTATAAGGTAATTCTCCCTTTTCTTGGGCGTCTAATAATGCATTTACATAATCCGTTAATTGTTCAATATAATCAAATGAGTCATTAAATAAAAAATCACCATCCCAAGTTCCGTCTTCATTTTTTTGTGTTTGTAACCCTAATTCAACACTGTGTTCAAAACTCCATTTTTTTTCTGTTATTATAAATACAGGTAAGTGTCCTTTCCTTTGAGCGTCCGCAGCGGCTAATATCAATGCCGTTGTCTTTCCAGCATTTGAGTGCCCTAAGAACATGTTGATACCCCCCATTATTGGTCCTGGTAATCCACACGCTTCCATAAACGCCTCTCCGCAATTATAAAAACTCTCAGGTTTATATTTTGTTTTAGTGGAAAACTTATCTTTAATAGATGCTAACCCTATTTCTTTCTTTTTAAGTGCCATAAATATTGTTTTTAAATTTAAAAAGGGTGAAGATATTTACATCCCCACCCTTAGTGTAATGTTAGAATGGCATGTCCTCGTCGGGTGCCGACTCTGCCTGTGGGTCAGGAGTTTTCTCCACTTTACCACTTGATGATTTTGATTTACCACCGATTACTGTTTCATCTACAGTAGAATCACTATAAGCGTATTTACCTGCGTCTGAGTCCCATTTCGGAGTTTCTCCACGAGCAATCGCTTCAAGATACTCTACAGGTTTTTTAGAATAAACGTCAGCCCAAGTTAGTTCGTCTTCAACCCAAGATTTAAGGGTATCTTCGTTATCACTAATAGGTTGTGGGTCGTCATACATAACCGCTTGGATTACCGTGTAATAAGAACCACTGTTTGTCTTTGACTTTGTTAGTTCAAGAATCAAATCTCTACCTTTTTGTGGGTCTGTAACATCACCTTTTGCTCTCCAAATTGGAATGATTTTGTCAAGGATACCCTCTTTTTTGTAGTTGTGTTTGAAACGCCAGAATTTAACTCCGTCTTCTTCTGCATCTCGGTCAATTACCTTTACAATGTAAAACATACGAGATCGGTAGTTACCCGCCAATTTCTTATCAGCTTCTTTACCTGTTGACATAAGGTCTTCAAAAACCTCATTAAGTGGTGATCTTTCGTTGTCGTTTTTTCCTGGATCGTAAAGTTTAATCCATTTACCATCAACTTGAACTTCGTGAAACCATACTTCCTTGAAAGGTGAAGACCCGTCAGCAGTTGGTAGGATACGAATTCGTTTTTGTCCTTGTTTTTCTTTATCGCTTAGAATTGCCGCGAAATACTTCTTCATTCTATCATCTTGTGACATCTTTGATGTTGAAGATGAGCTTGATTTTTGTGTCTGTTCGTACTGTGCCAGTACCGCATCCATAGTGTTTGTTGTCGCCATAAATTATTATTTTTATTTGTTTAAAGTGTTATTCAATTATAGGTGATTTTGTGAATTTGTCAAACGAAAAAGGGTATGAATTTTTAGTTTCATACCCTTCAATTATAGTGATATATTTTTAATTAATCCAATTTGTAAACTTCTTCCAACCTCCATGCTGAACACCTTTATCCATTGTGCGGTGTTACTCCCCCCAATTTGTAAACTTCTTCCAACGATATTCAACTTCGCTTGGAAAGTCAATAGGTGTTACTCCCCCCAATTTGTAAACTTCTTCCAACCATACCTTCATAATTGATTGAGTATCATTGTAGTTAAGGTGAAATAGTGATTCAATTTTTGACCAAATATGGTCATAATGAATATAAACACGATCAGTTTCCTGATCGTATTCCATCATAACATTATTATTTGAATTTACATAAAATACTGAGTTAGGATGTTCTTTATGTTTTTTTGGTGTTAAGTTACCAAAGTGTTTGTTTAACCACTTGATAACTACTCTCTCTAACTGATCCTTATTTACCTGTATGTCCATAAGTTAATCCTCTTCAAGAGTAAAATTACCGGTCGCTTGCATAAGTGTTGCTCCCTCCAAATTGTAAGTATCTTTCAACCATAAATTCATAATTGAATGAATTTCACCATGTTTAAGGTGAAAT